CGTGGACCCGCGCGGCTTCCGGCTGGTCGTCAACGAGGCCGAGGCCGAGCGCGTGCGGGCCATCTTCGCCCTCTACCTGGAGCACGAGTCGCTGCTGCCCGTGGTGCAAGAGCTGGAGCGGCGAGGCTGGCGGAACAAGCGCTGGCAGACCCGCAAGGGCCGTGAGCGCGGCGGCAAGCCGTTCACCCGCACGAACCTGCACCGCCTGCTGACCAACGTCGCCTACGTCGGCAAGATCAGGTACAAGCACGAGGTCCACAACGGCGAGCACCCTGCCATCGTGGACCCGGCCGTCTTCGCCCGCGTCCAGGCACTGCTGCACCGCAACGGCCGGACCCGCGGCGCGCCGGTGCGGAACAAGTTCGGGGCGCTGCTCAAGGGCCTCTTGCGCTGCGTCCCCTGCGGCTGTGCCATGACGCCGACCCACACGACCAAGGACGGCAACAAGCGTTACCGCTACTACGTCTGCTCCTCGGCCCAGAAGCGTGGCTGGAACACCTGCCCGTCCAAGTCCATTCCCGCTGCCCAGATCGAGCAGCTCGTCGTCGAGCAGATCCGCTGCATCGGCAAGGACCCCGACCTGCTGCAGGCGACCATCACCCAGGCCCGCGCTCAGGACGAGGCCCGCCTGGCGGAGCTGGAGGCCGAGCGGCGCGGGCTGGACCGCGAACTGGCCCGCTGGCACGCCGAGCTGCAGAAGATCCCGCCGAACCCCGTGGACGACCCGACCATCGCCCGCCTGGCGGACCTGCAGGAGCGCATCCGCCTGGCCGAGGACCGGACCGGGCGGGTGCGGGAGGAGGCGGCCGCCATCCGCCGGCGGCGGATCGACGATGACGAGGTCGCCCTGGCGCTGTCGGTCTTCGACCCGGTGTGGGAGTCGCTCACGCCCGCCGAGCAGGCCCGCGTGGTGCAGCTGCTCGTCGAGCGGGTGGACTACGACGGGGCCAGGGGGAAGGTGTCGATCACGTTCCAGCCGGCGGGCATCAAGACCCTGGCCGATGAGCTGGCGGACCAGGGCGGGAGGGAGAAGATCGCATGACCGAGACGCTGACCGTCGAGTGTGACGTCCACTTCTACCGGCGTGGCCGAGGCAGCCGCAAGGAGCTGCGGCCGGGCGGGGAGCCGCCGCGCCCGGCCACGCCGGGCCGGGTGCCGCGGATCGCCCGGCTGATGGCGCTGGCCATCCGGTTCGACAGCCTCCTCCGCGCCGGGGAGATCGCCCACTACACCGAGCTGGCCCGCCTCGGGCACGTCACCCGGGCGCGGGTGAGCCAGATCATGAACCTGGTCTACCTGGCCCCCGACATCCAAGAGGCGATCTTGTTCCTGCCCCGGACCGTCCGGGGCCGTGACCCGATTCACCTGCGCCAGCTGCAACCGATTGCAGCTGCGCTGGATTGGGGAAAACAGCGGCGGATGTGGCAAGAATTAATGGCGCAGGCCGCACAGCCCGTACAGGCCGCAACCCACTAGTAAATCTGACCTTGCTGAGGTTCCGATCCTCTTGTAAGCCGACTCTGAAGTTGTCTCGGCACCGCCCAACATGTTACTATACCGCCGTTCATAGGAACGGAAAGTCTCGTCCGAACGAAGGTGCTTCGCCACGAACCCGGCCGACGGCGGCACCGATGTGTCGTCCGGCGGTGACGGAAAGGGGGCGAAGCGGCATGTCGCGTGCGTTTTCGATTCCGACTGTGTTGAGGATGGTTCCCAACTGCCTGCTGAAGGAATTCTTCCAGCGGCTCGGGCACGGCGACCTCGGCATCGCGTGGGAGGGGCTGGGCGAGCGCGAGATCGAGCCGATCGTGCAGGCGCTGAACGCGCTGACGCCGGCTCAGTTCGACAACGTCGAGGGGGCGCTGCACAACGTCTTCGATCTGGCCTGCGAGACGGGGATCGGCGCCATCATCGAGGCCGGCGTCTTGGCCGGCGACCCCGACCTGCCGGCCGCCATGCCGCAAGATGGCGGCCCCTACCACAAGGCGATGTGGGCGTGGTTGAACCGCACTGAGATCGTCAACCGGGCGATCCTGATCCACCAGGTCGAGCACCTGGCCTGGTGGCGCAAGCGCAAGGACCTGCCACAGGTCGAGCCGGACAAGTCGCCGGCGACCCTCAAGCAGCTCGAAAAGGGCCTGTCCGACCTGCTGCTGTGTGAGCAGGGGCGGGGCAAGGTCTGCACGGTGGAAACCCTCACCCGCCGCGGGACGGACTACTTCTTCGCCCACCCCGACGACTTCGTCCAGAACGTCACCGCCCACGACCAGGACGGCAAGCTCGCGCCGCGGACCTTCCGCCAGACGTTCGCCATCGTCTTCGCCTACAACCGCGCCGAGGGCACGCTGGAGCTGTTCGCCAAGGTGCCGCCCAAGATCAAGCCGCGGCTGGAAGAGCTGTTCGCCCAGATCGTCCTGGGCGTCGAGCTGGAGGATTGGAACCCGGATGCGGCCTACGACCTGAACGGGCTCAAGCACCGGACCTTCTCCCTGGCCACGGACCCCGAGGACTGCGTGCGGGCGCGCGTCCGCCGGCTGCGGCTGTCGTTCAAGAACAGCCACCGGCGCATGGTCCTGGAGGCCGACCCCGACGCCGGCCCGGACGACGTCTACGACATGCTGGACGAGGTCCTCAACAAGGAGCGCGTGCCGCTGTCGTCGGTCAACGTCACGATGGTCACCTTCTGCTTCGAGTTCCTGCCGCTCGACGGCCGCAAGCCGGGCACACTGACGTTCGACGTGGCGTACCCGAGCAGCTGCAGCCTGCGGAACCAGCGGCCCGAGCGGATCGAGCTGGCCCAGAAGTACCTCAAACGGTGGAACATCGATGGTGTCCGATCCGTTGCCCCTGATGTTGCAGCGGCTGGATGACGAGCCGCCGGTGTTCTTCGCGGAGGAGGCCCACAAGCACCTCGGCCCCGCACTGGAACGGCTGGTCGGCCTCGGGCTGTTGCGCGAGACGACGCCGGCCACGTCCGCGCCGTGCTGGGACTGCGGGCGCGGTTACGTCGGCCGCGTCGAGTTCGTCACCAGCAGCCGGACGGGGCGGCGGCACGCCTACATCCCCTGCCCGGAGTGCGGGGCCGTCGAGGTCCCGCTCGACCGCCTGAAGCGGTGGGCCGTGGACGTACCGGCACTCCTCGCCGCCGTGTCCGACGCCGCGGGCGTCCGCGGGCCGCCCGCCGAGGCCGTGACCGGGCACCTCTGGCGCGTGGGCAAGGCGACCTGGGGGCAGCGCCCGCGCGAGGTCTACTTCGCCCGGCACGTCTACGAGGATAGCCGCCCCGCCCTCACCGCCGAGATGTCCCGCCGGCCCAAGGCCCTCCTCTTCTTGCCCACGGAAGCGAGCGTCCGGCGCTGGGGCAGCGCGACCACGAACCTGGCCATCGCCCTGGAGTCCGTGGTCACCTTCGGGCCGGCCGCGCTTTCCTTCGACATGGCCTACGTCGAAAGCCGGCTGACCGACTCGGGGCTGACCGACGGGGTCAAGGCGAAGCGGCCGCCCCGCAAGCGGGCCGAGCGGGCCGGCAAGATCGAGGCGCTGGTCCGTGAGATGGCGGAACACCTCTTGGCGGCCAGGGACTACGCTTACGCGACCAAGGAACGGACGGGCACCCCGGAGCTGCTCCCCCGGCCGAGCCAGAAGGACCTGGCGAAGCGCACCGGGCTGACGAAGGCCGACGTCAGCCGCTGCCTGGCCGACGAGTCGGCGCGCGAGCTGCGCCTGTACTGGGAGACGGCCCTGGACCTGGACCAGATCATGCGCTGGAAGGGGAGGCCGCGCGGGCAGAAGACGGGGTAGCGGGTTGCAGTTGCACCGGTTTCGTGCAACTGCAACTCGGGAATTCGTGACCTGATCGAACGGCGGCGCAACGACTTCAGTTGCGCCGCCGTTTTTTCGCGCGCCGGTCATGCAACCCGGCCGGCGGGTGGTCGCTGTGCAACGGGCACGGCGGGATCAACCACCCGTTCGGGCAAAGGGTCATGAAACCAGACACGAGGCAATCTCCAACTCCCCAACCCCATCCTCACAGTTCGGCGAGTCCGAAACAGCTCGATGCCTTCGCGGCGCGCCTGATCCGCCGCAAGGCCCGGCAGCTCGTGGGCCGGGCCGGCTTCACCCGGAGTGACCGGGACGACATCGAGCAGGAACTCGCCCTCAAGCTGCTCAAGCAGCTGTCGGCCTTCGACCCCGGCGAGGCCCACTGGCACGTCTTCGTCACCACCGTGGTCGAGCGGTACGCCGCCAGCCTCCTCCGCGACAAGCGGGCGGAAAAGCGCGACCACCGGCGGGCCACGTCGCTGCACGTCCTGATCGAGACCGGCGACAACGGCCCGGTCGAGCTGGCCGAAACGGTCGGCCGGCGCGAGCAGGACGCCCGGCTCGGCCGCGACCCCCGCAGCGACGAGGAGCGGGCGCAGCTCGCCGGCGACGTGGCCGACGTGCTGGCCGACCTGCCGGCGGACCTCCGGGACGTGGCCGAGCGGCTCAAGCACGACTCCGTCTCCCAGGTAGCCCGCGACCTGGGCCTGCCGCGCACGACGCTGCTGCGGCGAATGGAACACGTCCGCCGCGCCTTCGAGGGCGCGGGGCTACGGGATTATCTCTGAGCCCTGCGTCAACCCGCCTGCGGACCGGGTAGGTCTACGGGTAGAGGCCCGTCATTCGGAAGAGGCGCGACATGACCAAGGAACTCTACCGCTACTCCTTCCCGCCGCACGTCCCGCTCGAGGAGGTCGAGGCCACGCTGCTGTTGGCCATCTGGGGCACGGAGAGCCTGCACGGCGAAGCCCAGGTCCGCCTCGACGCGGCCCATCTCTTGGACCGCGACCGGCGTGCCTGCGTCATCGACGCGGGCACGCCGGTCGGCCGGGACTGCAACCGGCTGTTCGTCGGCTTCATCCGCCGCGAGTTCGGCGCGGACGGTTTCCGCGTCGAGCGCGTCACCGACAAGACCAACCACCAACCCGAGGAGGTCCACGCATGAGCCTCTTGGCCCGCGTCCAGCGGGGCCGCACCCCGAAGCCGCCGCGACTGCTCGTCTACGGCACCGAGGGGATCGGCAAGTCCACCTTCGCGGCCGGCGCGCCCAGGCCGGTCTTCGTCCAGACCGAGGACGGCCTGGACGAGATCGACTGCGACAAGTTCCCCCTGGCGACCACCTACGACGAGGTCCTAGCCGCGCTGGCCGGGCTGCGGGCCGAGCCGCACGAGTACGAGACGGTCGTCATCGACAGCCTCGACTGGCTGGAGCGGATGATCTGGGACAAGGTCTGCCAGGAGTCCGGGGCCAAGAGCATCGAGAAGGCCGACGGCGGCTACGCCAAGGGCTACACGCACGCCCTGACCTACTGGCGCGAGGTCGTCGAGCACCTCAACGCGCTCCGCAACACGCGCGGCATGGTCGTCGTGCTGATCGCGCACGCCAAGGTCGAGAAGTTCGAGGACCCGGAGTCGTCGCCCTACGACCGCTACTCGCCGCGCCTGCACAAGCACGCCAGCGCGCTGGTCAGCGAGTGGTGCGACGCGGTGCTGTTCGCCACGCGGAAGGTCCGCACGCAGACGGAGGACGCCGGATTCGGCCGCAAGCGCACCATCGCCCACGCGCTGGGCAAGGACGGCGGCGAGCGCGTGCTGCGGACCGTCGGCGGCCCCTCGTGCATCGCCAAGAACCGTTACGGGCTGACCGAGGACCTGCCCCTGTCGTGGGCTGCCTTCGTCGCGGCCCTTTCCAACCACCAACCCACCCAAGGAGCGAACGAACATGGCTGACCTCCGTGGCTTCGACGCCAACCATGTCGAACCGACCAGCGACTTCGACCCGATCCCCGCCGGCAAGTACCTGGCCGTCATCACCGAGTCGGAGATGAAGCCGAACAAGGCCAACACGGGCCACTTCCTCCAGCTCACCTTCCAGATCGTCGAGGGGCCGTACAAGAACCGCTACCTGTGGGCGCGGCTCAACCTCGACAACCCGAACGCGACGGCGGTGCAGATCGCCCGCGCCGAGTTGTCCGCCATCTGCCGGGCCGTGGGCGTGCTGGCCCCCAACGACTCGGTCGAGCTGCACAACCTGCCCCTGGTCATCTCCGTGAAGTGCAAGAAGCGCGACGACACCGGCGAGATCACCAACGAAATCAAGGGCTACACGAAGAAGGAAGCCCTGCAGCCCGGGACGGCAGGCACGCAGCCGTCCGCCAACAGCACGCCGCCGTGGAGGCGCAACTGATGTTCGAGGCCGAGCTGCCCTACCCGCCGTCGATCAACCACTACTGGCGGCGGGTGGGGTTCCGCACCCTGATCAGCCGCGAGGGCCGCCGCTTCCGCCAGCGCGTGCTGGCGATCCTCGCGGCCCGGCGCGTCAACCCGCTGAGCGGACCGCTGGCGGTGGAGGTCGATGTCTACCCGCCCGACCGCCGGCGGCGCGACATCGATAACGTGCAGAAGGCCCTCCTCGACGCCCTCCAGCACGGGGGCGTCTACGGTGACGATAGCCAAGTCGTCCGGCTCGCCATCGTCAAGTGCGACCCCGTCGAGGGCGGGAAAACCGTGGTCCGCGTCCGGTGCGTCTGATGCTGCTCTTGCGACCCTACCAGGAGGCGGCCAAGGCCGCGCTGTACGACCACCTGCGCGTGCGGGACGACAACCCGTGCGTGGTGATCCCCACCGCTGGCGGCAAGACGCCCGTCATTGCGTCGGTCTGCAAGGACGCCGTGGGCCTGTGGCAGGGCCGCGTGCTGATCCTGGCCCACGTCAAGGAGCTGCTGGAGCAGGCGGCCGACAAGCTCAACGCGGTCTGCCCCGAGGTCCGCTTCGGCGTCTACTCGGCGGGCCTCAAGCGCCGCGACACCGCGCACCCGGTGATCATTGCCGGCATCCAGTCGGTCTACAAGCGGGCCTGCGAACTGGAGGCGTTCGACCTCGTCGTCATCGACGAGGCGCACATGATCCCGCCCGAAGGTGACGGCATGTACCGCCAATTCCTGGCCGACGCCCGCACCATCAACCCCAACCTGCGGATCATCGGCTTCACGGCGACGCCGTTCCGCCTCAAGACCGGGTCGATCTGCACGCCGGACGGCTTCCTCAACCACGTCTGCTACGAGGTCGGCGTCCGCGAGCTGATCGTGGGCGGATACCTCTGCCCGCTGGTCACCAAGGCGGGCAAGGCGAAGGCCGACACCAGCGGGCTGCACGTCCGGGGCGGCGAGTACATCGCCGGCGAGGTCGAGGACCTGATGGACAACGACGCGCTGGTCGAGGCCGCCTGCGACGAGATCGTCGAGCAGACCCGCAGCCGCAATGCGGTGCTGATCTTCGCCAGCGGGGTCAAGCACGGCGAGCACATCGTCTCGGTGCTGAAGGCGAAGTACGGCATTGACTGCGGCTTCGTCACCGGCGACACGGCGCTCGACGAGCGGGACGCGACCCTGGCCCGGTTTAAGGCCGGCGTGCTCAAGTACCTGTGCAACGTCAACGTGCTGACCACCGGCTTCGATGCGCCGAATATCGACTGCGTGGCGCTGCTGCGCCCGACGCTGTCGGCCGGGCTGTACTACCAGATGGTCGGCCGCGGCTTCCGCCTGCACCCAAGCAAGGCCAACTGCCTGGTGCTCGACTTCGGCGGCAACGTGCTGCGGCACGGCCCCGTGGACCAGATCAAGGTCAGGGAGCGCGACGCCGGCGGCGGGCCGGCCCCGGCCAAGGAGTGCCCCGAGTGCAATTCGGTCATCGCCGCCGGCTACGCCCGCTGCCCCGACTGCGGCTACGAGTTCCCGCCGCCGGAGCGACAGAAGCACGACGCCAAGGCGAGCGAGGCCGGCATCCTCTCCGGGCAGGTGACGACCAAGAAGTACCCCGTGCGGGACGTGTTCTACAGCGTCCACCGCAAGCGCGGCGCGGGCGACGACGCCCCGAAGTCGATGCGCGTGGACTACAAGGTCGGCTTCCACGACTTCAAGTCCGAGTGGGTCTGCTTCGAGCACACCGGCTATGCCCGGCACAAGGCAGTCGCCTGGTGGAAGCGGCGCTCGCCCGATCCAGTCCCGGATACTGCCGAGGAAGCGGTTGCCCTGGCGCAGGCGGGACGCCTGGCCCCCACGCGGGAGATCACCGTCCGCAGTGTCACCGGCGAGGACTACGACCGAGTCATCGGCTATGAACTCGGCGACATCCCTCCGCCGCTGGAGGGCGAGCATCTGGCCGATGATGCCCTCGGCGATCTGCCTGAGAACGCGCTCGACTTCCCGTTCGGGTACAACGCGGTCACCGCGGAGGAGGAGATTCCGTGGTGACGCCGAACGAGCTGCTGACCGCCGCTCTCCGCTATGCCGAGCTGGGCTACCGGGTGTTCCCCTGCGCGCCCGGCACGAAGGTCCCGCTCACCGAGCACGGCTTCCACGACGCGACCATCGACCCCGACCAGATCGAGCGCTGGTGGACGCAGCACCCCAGCGCCAACGTCGCCGTCGCCACGGAGGGGCTGGTCATCATCGACATCGACGGCGACGCCAACTCCTGGCCCGGCGGCAACCCCGAGCGGATGTTCGACCTGGCGGCGGGGCCGATGGCCATCACGCCGCGCGGCGGTAGCCACCGCGTGTTCCGCCAGCCGGCGGGCAAGGGCTGGCGCTGCACCGAAGGGCGGCTCGCCCCGAAGGTCGATACCCGCGCCGACGGCGGCTACATCGTGGCCCCGCCGTCCGTGATCGAGGGAGGGAAGGCCTACCGCTGGGCACCGGGTCTGGAGCTGGACGACCCGCCCGACCGCCTCCCCGAACCGCCGCCGTGGTTGGCCCAGGAACTCGACGGGTTGGCCAACGGAACGCCCACGTCGGCCCACGTCGCGGCCGGTCCGCCCGAGGCGAACCAAATCCCCAAGGGGCAACGGAACGCGACCCTGGCGCGCCTGGCGGGGGCGATGCGGCGGGTGGGGATGTCCCAGGCCGAGATGGCGGCGGCGCTCCTCCGCGTCAACGCCGACCGCTGTGCCCCGCCGCTGCCGCCGCGCGAGGTCGAGCGGATCGCGTCGAGCGTCGCCCGCTACGAGCCGGACCAGGTCGCGGTCGCGCTGGCCGAGAACCACTGGGACCAGATGTACGCTGAGGGGCCGGGCGACGAGGCCCCCGACAACCCGGACCCCGGCCCGATCCCCGACGAGCTGCTTTGCGTCCCCGGCTTCATCGGCGAGGTGATGACGTACACGCTCCAGACCGCGCCCTACCCGGAGCGGGCGCTCGCCTTCTGCGGGGCGCTGTCGCTGCAGGCGCTGCTCGCCGGCCGCAAGGTCCGCGACGCCGCCGATAACCGCACCAACCTCTACGTCCTCGGCCTGGCCAACTCCGGGGCGGGCAAGGACTACCCGCGCAAGGTCAACCAGAAGGTGCTGCTGGAGGCCGGACTGACCGAAAGCCTGGGCGACACCTTCGCCAGCGGCGAGGGGATCGAGGACCGGCTGTTCCTGCACCCGTCCGTGCTGTTCCAGACTGACGAGATCGACGGCCTGATGACCAAGATCAACCTCGGCAAGGACGCGCGGCACGAGGGGATCATGAACGTGCTGCTCAAGATGTACACCAGCGCCAGCGCGCTCTACCCGATGCGGGTCAAGGCGGGCAAGGAGCCGGGCGTCATCGACCAGCCGTGCCTGTGCATCTTCGGCACCGCCATCCCCAAGCACTACTACGAGGCGCTGTCGCTGAAGATGCTCACTAACGGCTTCTTCGCCCGCATGCTCATCCTCGAGACGGGCAAGCGCGGCCGGGGCCAGGACGCGGTCGTCCGCGACCTGCCGGCGCCGGTCCTGGCGACGGCGCGATGGTGGGCGGACTTCTGTCCGGGGGAGAAGCGTGGCAACCTGGCGGACTGGCACCCCATCCCCAAGGTCGTCGAGGCCACGCCCGAGGCCGCCGACGTCTTGCGGGCATTTCGCCAACGGGCCGACGACCAGTACTCGCTGGCCGAGGACAAGGGCGACCCGGTGGGCATGGCGATTTGGGCGCGGGCCAACGAGAAGGCCCGCCGGCTGGCGCTGGTCTACGCCTGCAGCGCCAACCACCTCGACCCGCGGATCGACGCGGACGCGGCCCGCTGGGCGTGCGCCTTCGTCGAGCACCAGACCCGCCGCATGCTCTTCATGGCCGGCGAGTACGTCAGCGAGAACGAGTTCGACGCCCGCTGCAAGAAGCTGGTGGTGACGCTGCGCAAGTGGCAGGAGAAGCACGGCGACGCCTGGATGCCCTTCTGGCAGATCAACCGCAAGCACCCCTGGAGCGAGCGCGAGCACGAGGAGGTCCGCACCACGCTCTTGAACCAGCGGCTGATCGAGTACACGGAGGTCCGCACGGCGGGACGCCCCAGCAAGCTCTACCGGCTGCTGGGGGCCTCTTGACCGGGGCGGCTCGCAAGAGGGCTTCTTGCGCGTGCAAGAAGGGTGGGGCGGGGAGCAAGAAGTCAAAAGGTCGGCAAGAAGGTGGAGGTCGAAACATGCGAAGAGACAAGGACATTCAGCCGCTCCCCTCCCTTCTTGACTTCTTGCACCCCCTATCCCTCGCGGGCGAATCCGGCCCGCCCGCGCGCATACGCGAGGGAGGGGGAGCAAAAGGTCAAGAAGTCGTCGGGTAGGTACTTCCCGCCCGTTCTGCGGCCCGGCCCCGCGGCGGGAACAGCCGCCAAGGTAAGCAGAGTTTGTTTTCGAGGTCCGAACTTTCGACGGAGCAGAGAGCCATGAAGATCGAACTGCGGAAGCTGTCCGAGATCAAGCCCTACCCGAACAACCCCCGCGTCAACGACGACGCGGTGGACGCCGTCGCGGCGTCGCTCCGCGAGTTCGGGTTCCGTCAGCCGATCGTCGTGGACGCCGAGGGCGTCATCGTCGTCGGCCACACGCGCTACAAGGCGGCGCTGAAGCTGGGCCTGGAGAAGGTGCCGGTCCACGTCGCCACGGACCTGACGCCCGAGCAGATCAGGGCCTACCGCATCGCCGACAACAAGAGCGCCGAGTTGTCGGACTGGAACTACGATCTGCTCCCCATCGAGCTGGGGGAACTGAAGGCATGCGACTTCGACCTGGGCCTACTCGGCTTCGACCAGGACGAGCTGGCCCGGCTGCTCGACCCCGGCGTGAAGGACGGGCTGACCGACCCCGACGAAGTGCCCGCGCCGCCCGACGAAGCGACAACGCGACCAGGCGACCTGTGGCTGCTTGGCGACCACCGCCTGCTGTGCGGCGACAGCGGCAAGCCCGCGGACGTGGACCGGCTGCTCGGCGGCGCGGCGATCCACCTGGTCAACACGGACCCGCCGTACAACGTGAAGGTCGAGCCGCGGAGCAACAATGCCATCGCCGCCGGCCTCTCCTCCTTCGAGACGACTCACCACCAGAAGATGGACGTGGTGCGGCACCCGGAGAAGGCCAAGCCGACTGGCAAGAAGCTGCGGGCCAAGGACCGGCCGCTGGCCAACGACTTCGTCTCCGACGAGGCGTTCGAGCAGATGCTGCACGCCTGGTTCGGGAACCTCGCCCGCGTGCTCCTTCCCGGCCGCGGGTTCTACATCTGGGGCGGCTACGCCAACTGTGCCAATTACCCGCCGGTCCTGAAGGCGTGCGAGCTGTACTTCTCGCAGGCGATTATCTGGGTGAAGGAGCACCCGGTGCTGACCCGCAAGGACTTCATGGGCAACCACGAGTGGTGCTTCTACGGCTGGCGAGAAGGCGCGGCGCACGTCTTCCTCGGGCCGAACAACGCCGTCGATGTCTGGTCGGTCAAGAAGGTCAACCCGCAGAACATGGTCCATCTGACCGAGAAGCCGGTCGAGCTGGCGGTGCGGGCGATTCAGTACTCGTCGCGGCCCGGCGAGCACCTACTGGACCTGTTCGGCGGGTCTGGTTCGACCTTGATCGGCGCGGAGCAGACGGGCCGCAAGGCGTTCCTGATGGAGCTGGATCCGCTCTACTGCGACGTGATCGTCCAGCGCTGGGAGAAGTTCACGGGCCGCAAGGCAGAACGGGTTGCCGCGCCCGAGGAGGTGCCGGCATGATCTACCTCGCCAGCCCGTACTCACACCCCGACCCCACCGTGCGTGAGCAGCGGTTCCGCGCCGCCTGCCGCCTGGTCGCCGCGTTCCTGCGGGCCGGGATGCTGGTCTTCTCGCCCATCGCCCACAGCCACCCGCTGGTCGAGTTCGGCCTGCCGACCGACTGGCGGTTCTGGGAGCGCTACGACCGCGCCCACCTGGAGCGGTGCGACGAGGTGGTGGTCCTGATGCTGGACGGCTGGAAGGAGAGTGCGGGGGTACAGGCGGAGGTCCGCATCGCGCGGGAGCTGGGCAAGCCGGTCCGGTTTCTCGGCGTGGAGGAGGCCCACGGTCCGCCCACGTTGGCCCACGTCGGGCCGGGGGTGGCGAGTTGACCCGAACCCCGACCAACGAGAAGAGGCCCCGTCCTGGGGCCTCGTGGGCGAACGGGTGGCCAAGGGCGGGGCTACTCGTCCTCGCGCCGGCCGGGTTCGTAGACGTGGTCACAACTCGCGCAGCGGACGCGCTCGTCGTCGATCCAGACGAGGGAGTCGATGTCGTCCTCGCCGCACCGCGGGCATTCGCTGCCGGGCTGGACCCGGTCGTAGTCGTGGCCGTCGGAAGGATGGTGGTTGGTCGTCATGGGAACCCCCTCACTTGCCGTTGGCCAGGGCGAACTTGCCCCGGTCGGCCTTGTAGAACCGGGCGTCCTTCCCCTTGGCGGTGATCTCGCGGAGGATCGCGGCGTAGAGCGTGGCGTCGGGCGTCTTGCCGCCAGGGCTGGTCCAATACCCCTTCGCCGCCATCGCCTCGATCATCTCCTTGCAGCTCATCGCCGCGCCCGCCTCGCCGAGGAGCTTGGCGGCGGCATCCAGGGCGCTGACCTTCTTGGCCTTGGGCTCGGCCTTCGCCTTGGCCTTCCGCCTGCCCTTCGCCTTGGCCGGCTCAGGGGTCGGCTCCGCGGCCGGGGGCAGGGCCTGAACCTGCTCGGCCTGCGCGGCGTCGGCCTCCGGGGCCTTCTTCGCCTTGGCGGTCTTCGGAGCCTTCGTCTGGGGGGTCTTCTTCGCGGACATCGGTCTTCTCCCGTACTGCGGGGTGTCGTGGGTCGGCCTCGCGACAGTCGCGCGGCCACGTCAGGTCAGGACAGTTACCTCGGGCTCCGGGAGAACAGCAAGCCAAGTTCGACCGGAATTCTCCAGGTTTTTCAGGGGGCGGGATCATGGCCGAAGACCACGAAGCGACGCCCGCAGCGGGCCTGAACCCGAACGCCTTGACCGTGGCGAACGCCGCCCGGCTGCTCACGCGGGTCGGCGGCCAGCCGGTCACCGCGGAGATGCTCCTGGCCGACCTCGCCGCCGGCGCGCCCGCGAACGCGGACGGGACGATCAACCTGGTCCACTACTCCGCCTGGCTGCTGAAGGAGATGGGCCGTGGCGATTGACCCCCGGCGCCTGCGACCGAGCGAGCTGTGCCGCCTGCTGAACTCCACGCCGCTGGGCGAGGTGATCAACGAGCGGCAGCTCCACCGCCATCGGAGCCGGGCCGGGCTGCGCATCGGCGACGCCCGGCACGTGGACCTCCTGCGCTACGTCGCCTGGCTGGTGCAGCTGCGGCACGCCCCGAAGCCCGAGCCGGCGGGCGACCCCTACGAGGTCCTCAAGGGGCGCGCCCGCGCCCGCAACATCGCGCTGTCGCTGGCGGGCCGGGACATCGGCGAGCTGCCGGCTGTCGTCAACGGCGAGAGGAAGGAGAAGGCGGCGTCCGACTTCCGCTACTTCTGCGAGACGTACTTCCCACTCACGTTCCACCTGCCCTGGTCCCGCGACCACCTGAAAGTGATCGCCCGGATCGAGCAGGCGGTGCTGCGCGGCGGCCTGTTCGCCCTGGCCATGCCGCGCGGCTCGGGGAAGAGCACCATCTGCGAGTGCGCCTGCATCTGGGCCGTGCTCTACGGGCACCGCGAGTTCGTGTGCCTGATCGGCTCCGACGAGGGCCACGCGATGGACATGCTCGACTCCATCAAGATGGAGCTGGACGGCAACGACCTGCTCCTGGAGGACTTCCCCGAGGTCGTCTACCCGATCCAGTGCCTCGACGGGATCGCCAACCGCTGCAACGGCCAGCTGTACAAAGGCGAGCGCACCCACATCGGCTGGACGGCCAGGGAGATCGTGCTGTCGACGATCCCCCAGAGCAAGGCGAGCGGGGCGATTATCAAGGTCGCGGGGATCACCGGCCGCATCCGCGGGATGAAGTACAAGCGGGCCGACGGCAGGACCGTCCGCCCGACGCTGGTCGTCCTCGATGACCCGCAAACCGACGAATCGGCGAGGAGCCTGTAGCAGTGCGCCACCCGCGAGAGCATCCTGGCCGGGGCGGTCCTCGGCCTGGCCGGGCCAGGGAAGAAGATCTCGGGCATCATGCCCTGCACCGTGATCCGGCCGGGCGACATGGCCGACAACATCCTCGACCGCGACAAGCACCCCGAGTGGAACGGCGAGCGGACCAAGATGGTCTACTCGTTCCCGGCCAACGAGAAGCTCTGGCAGCAGTACGCCGAGCTGCGCGCCGACAGCCTGCGGCGGGGCAACGCCGGCGAGGAGGCCACGGAGTTCTACCGGGCCAACCGCGACGCGATGGACGCGGGCGCGGTCATCGCCTGGCCCGAGCGGTTCAACCACGACGAGCTGTCGGCCGTCCAGCACGCGATGAACCTGAAGCTGCAGGACGAGGCCGCCTTCTTCGCCGAGTACCAGAACGAGCCGCTCCCCGAGGAGGCCGCCGGCGCCGACGAGCTGACCGCGGACCAGATCGCCGGCAAGCTCAACCGGATGAAGCGCGGGGAGGTGCCGGTCGGCTGCAACCACCTGACGGCCTTCATCGACGTGCAGGCCAACTTGCTCTTCTACGTCGTGGCGGCCTGGGAGGACGACTTCACCGGCTACGTCCTCGACTACGGCACGTTCCCCGACCAGAAGCGGCCGTACTTCACCCTCCGCGACGCCCGCCTGACGCTCGCGGCCGTGACCAAGGCCAGCGGGCTGGAGGGAGCGATCTACGCCGGCCTGGAGTCGCTGACCGCCAACCTTCTCGGCCGGGGCTGGCGTCGGGACGACGGGGCCGAGCTGCGGATCGAGCGCTGCCTGATCGACGCCAACTGGGGCTCGGCCACGGACGTCGTCTACCAGTTCTGCCGGCAGTCGGTCCACGCCTCCGTGGTCATGCCGAGCCACGGACGGTTCGTGGGCGCCTCGAGCCAGCCTTTCAGCGAGTACAAGCGCCGGCCCGGCGACCGCGTCGGGCACAACTGGCGCATCCCCAACGTCCACGGCAAGCGGGCCGTCCGCCACGGGCTGTACGACACCAACTACTGGAAGTCGTTCGTCCACGCCAGGCTGGCCGTGCCGATGGGCGACCGGGGCTGCCTGTCCCTCTTCGGCGACAAACCCGAGCCGCACCGCCTCTTCGGGGAACACCTCACCGCCGAGTACCGGGTGAAGACCGAAGGCCGCGGCCGGACGGTGGACGAGTGGAAGCAGCGTCCCGAGCGGGGCGACAACCACTGGCTGGACTGCCTGGTCGGCTGCGCCGTGGCGGCGTCGATGCAGGGCGCGGTCCTCTTCGGCACCGCCGGCACCGCCCCCGCGAAGCGCGAGCGCGTGAGCTTCGCCGCGATGCAGCGGAGGAGCCGGCGATGAGCGCGGCACGGGCCAAGCGGGAGGACCTGGGCATCCAATGCCCCCGGTGCGGATGCCGGCACTTCCACACCACGCACACGGAGCCGCTCCGTGACGGCCGCATCCGCCGACGGAAGGTCTGCCGCCACTGCGGACGCAAGGTCGTCACGTTCGAGGCTGTGCCCGCCGTGCCGCGCAGTCGGGATTGCTAGATGTACCACGATCTCCTGTTTTCCCTCCCCCCCTTGCGTCAACTCGCTCCCGCACCGGGTAGGTCTACGGATAGATGCCTGCCGTCGGGCGTCACGCGGGAGCGACGCAGATGGCCGACGACCTCGAAGACGAAATCCGCAAGAACGCCGAGGGGCCGGCCAAGGCCGCCGGCGACGCCGGTAGCGTCGAGCAGCACCCGCTGCCCGACCAGATCGAGGCCGACCGCTACCTGTGCGCCAAGGAAGCCGCCAAGGCCAAGCAGCGCGGCCTGCGCTTCAACAAGTTCGTGCCGCCGGGGGTCAACTGAGTGTTCCGCTGGCTGTCCAACCTGTTCGCCGCCGCTAAGCCGGCCCGGCCCGTCCGTGGCCGCGCGGTGCGGGTGCTCCGCGCCCGCTATGACGCGGCGGTGACCAACGACGACAACCGCCGGCACTGGGCGAACGCGGACGGGCTGTCGGCCAACGCCGCCAACAGCGCCGAGGTCCGGCGCGTGCTGCGGAACCGGGCGCGGTACGAGGTCGCCAACAACAGCTACGCCCGCGGCATCGTGCTGACCCTGGCCAACGACGTGGTCGGCACCGGGCCGCGGCTGCAGTTGCTCACGGACGACCCCGAGGCCAACCGACGGATCGAGCAAGCGTTCGCCGCCTGGTCGAAGGCGGTCGGCCTGGCCGACAAGCTGCGCACCATGCGGATGGCCCGCGCCCACGACGGGGAAGGGTTCGCCGTCCTGACCAGCAACCCGATGCTGCCCACGCCCGTGCAGCTCGACCTGCGCCTGGTCGAGGCCGACCAGGTCTGCACCCCGGACTTGTCGGCCCAGGACGCCAACGCCATCGACGGGATCGTCTTCGACGCGGCCGGCAACCCGGTCGAGTACCACGTGCTCCGGGAGCACCCGGGCGAGACGAGCCGACGCTACTTCCTCGACTACGACCGGGTGCCGGCCGCGTCGGTGGTCCACTGGTTCCGGGCCGACCGCCCCGGCCAGGCCCGCGGCATCCCGGACATCACGCCGGCCTTGCCGCTGTTCGCCCAGCTGCGGCGCTTCACCCTGGCGGTCCTCGCGGCCGCGGAGACGGCCGCCGACTTCGCCGGCATCCTCTACACGGACGCGCCGGCCAACGGCGAGGCCGACGCCGCCGAGCCGTTCGAGCCCATCGAGCTGGAGCAGCGGGCACTGGTCACCATGCCCGGCGGCTGGAAGATGAGCCAGCTGCAGGCCGAGCAGCCGGCGACGACTTACGCCGAGTTCAAGCGCGAGGTCCTCAACGAGATCGCCCGCTGCCTGAACATGCCGTTCAACGTCGCGGCGGGCAACAGCTCGGGCTACAACTACGCCTCCGGCCGGCTGGACCACCAGACCTACTTCAAGGCGATCCGCGTCGAGCAAGCGCACCTGGAGTGCGCCGTGCTGGACCGCGTCCTCGCCGCCTGGTTCGACGAGGCGGCGCTAGTCCCCGGTCTGCTCCCGGCCGGCCTGGGACTGATCGCCGACTGGCCGCACCAGTGGTTCTGGGACGGCCACGAGCACGTCGATCCGACCAAAGAGGCCAGCGCCCAGGCGACGCGGCTGGGCAACCACACGACGACGCTGGCCCACGAGTACGCCAAGCAAGGCCGGGACTGGGAGGAGGCCCTGCGCCAGCGGGCCAAGGAACTGTCCCTGATGCAGGAGCTGGGCCTGACCACCGCACCAGCGCAGCCGTCACCCGCCGACGAAGAGCAGCCGGACGACGAACAGGGGCCGGACGGGGAAGAGGAGCCGACCGATGACGACGAAGACGCTGAAGACGCCGAAGGTGATCCGCGCGAGCGCGAAGCGGCCGTCCCATGACGGCCGGCTCAACCTGCTCGCGGACGCGGTCACCTTGGAGGCGGCTGCCGGCGAGGGCGACGCGCAGAAGCTGCGGCGCTTCACCATGACCGCCTACACCGGCGGGGCCATGCAGCTCGTCGGCTGGCGTTACCCGGTCGTCGTGGACCTGGCCGGCCTCGACGCCGGCCGCCAGCGCCGGCCGATCCTGCTCGACCACACCCGCGACGTGGACTTCGTGCTGGGGCAGACCGACTCCGTCGCGGTCATGAACAACCAGCTGATCGTCGCCGGCCAGGTGATGGGCGACTCGCCCAAGGCCCGGCAGGTCATCGCCCTGAACGACCGGGGCTTCGCCTGGCAGGCCTCCATCGGGGCGCGGGCCGAGCAGGTGGAGTTCGTGCCGGAGGGCAAGACCGCGCAGGCCAACGGCCGGGAGTTCGCCGGCCCCGTGAACATCGCCCGGCGGGCGACGCTGGGCGAGATCAGCTTCGTCGTGCTGGGCGCGGACGAGAACACCTCGGCCCAGATCGCGGCGACCGCCGACCAACCTGGGGAGACGACCGACATGGACTTCTCGCAGTGGCTTGAGGCGCAGGGCTTCGCCATCGACACGCTGAACGACCAGCAGACCAAGAGCTTGCGGGCCGTGTACGACGCCCAGGGCGCCAAGAAGACGCCGCCCGATGACCCGCCCAGCCCCGCGACCACAATCCGCGCCGAGGCGGCGGCCGAGGTGAAGCGGATCGCCGCGATCCGCAAGGTCTGCGGCGGCAAGCACCCCGAGATCGAGGCCAAGGCCATCGAGGAGGGCTGGGACGCGACCCGCGCCGAGTTGGAGGTCCTGCGGGCCTCCCGGCCGCAAGGCCCGGCCATCCACACGGCCAACGGCAAGCCCCCGACCGCCGCGGCCATCGAGGCGGCCCTGTGCCTGTCGGTGCGGATGCCCGAGGCCAAGGTCCTGGCCTGGTACGGGCAGCAGACGGTCGAGGCGGCCCAGTCCCGCGACCTGCGCGGCATGGGGCTGCACGAGCTGTTCTACCACGTCATCCACGCCGCCGGCGGCCACGCCCGGCCCGGCCGGATGACCGACGACACCATCCGCACCGCCTTCGAGGCCGACCGCGCCCTGCGTGCGGCCGCCGGCGGCTTCTCCACGATCAGCCTGTCGGGCATCCTCTCCAACGTCGCCAACAAGGCGCTCCTGGAGGCGTACAGCGCCGTCGAGAGCGTCGCCGTCCGCATCTGCGCCCAGGCGGACGTGAACGACTTCAAGCAGGTCACGCGCTACCGCATGACCGGCCAGGGCACCTTCGAGAAGGTCGGCCCCGACGGCGAGCTGAAGCACGCGAACCTCACGGAAGAGTCTTACACGAACCAGATCGACACCTACGGCAAGATCATCGCCCTGACCCGGCAGATGATCATCAACGACGACCTGGGCGCGTTCCTGCAGATCCCGCGCATCCTCGGCCGGCAGTCGGCGCTGGCGGTCGAGTCGGCCGTGTTCACGCTGCTGCTGTCCAACCCCGGCGGCTTTTTCAGCGTGGCCAACAAGAACTTCCAGAGCGGTGCCGGCACGGCGCTGCAGATCAGCTCGCTGACGACGGCCGAGCAGCTGTTCCTGGACCAGACCGACAAGGACGGCAAGCCGATCCTGATCTCGCCGGCCATCCTGCTGGTGCCGACCTCGCTCAAGGTGACGGCCCAGCAGCTCATGACCGAGACGCGGGTCAACGAGACGACCACCGCCGACAAGCCGAAGCCGGCCAACAACCCGCACGCCGGCAAGTGGGAGCCCCTGGCCTCGCCGTACCTGAACTCGCAGGGGATCGCCGGCGGCAGCGCGACCGCCTGGTATCTGTTCGCCAACCCGGCCGACGTGGCGGCTATCGAGATCGCGTACCTGCGGGGCCTGCGGACGCCGACCGTCGAGTCGGGCGAGACGGACTTCGACACGCTCGGGATGAAGTGGCGCGGCTACTTCGACTTCGGCGTGGCGATGCAGGACTTCCGGGCCGCGGTCAAGAGCGCCGGGGCGTAAGGCACCCAACCACCAGAGGGAGGAGACGGACTCATGGCTCAGGCAACCTTCGTCCACGAGGGGGCGTCCATCGACTACACGCCGGCCGCCGACGTGGCCGCCGGCGAGGTGGTCGTGCAGGGCGACCTGGTGGGCGTCGCCAAGCTCGACATCAAGGCCAACAAGCTCGGGGCGCTGGCCGTCGAGGGCGTGTTCGACTTCGCCAAGGCGACCGGGGTCGGCACGGCTATCGCCGCCGGCGCGGTCGTGTACTGGAACGACGCCGCCAACCAGGCGACCACCGTGGCCGCAGGCAACAAGCAGATCGGCAAGTCGGTGCGAGCCGCCGGCGACAACGACACGACCGTGCGCGTCCGCATGGACCAGTGAGGACGCCATGCCCGACCTGCTGCAGACCGGCTCCGAATGGCTGGCCGATCAGCTCAAGACGCACGCCTCGCGGCAGGTGGTCTACCGTCGCGGGGCGCTGCAGGTCGCGGTGCAGGCCACGGTCGGGCGGACGCTGCTGAAGCTCGACGACGGCTACGGCGGCGTGCGGATGGAGTGGACCGACCGCGACTTCCTGGTCCACGCGGCGGACCTGGTCCTCGGCGGCACGCCGACGTTGCCGGAACGCGGCGACCTGATCCGCGAGACGCAGGGGACCAAGACCTTCATCTACGAGGTCATGGCCCCGGGCAAAGAGCCGCCCTGGCGCTGGTCGGACGTGTTTCGCAAGGTGCTGCGGATTCACACGAAGCAGGTGGGGACCGAGTAGATGGCCGTGATCCTCGACATCGCCGACGCGGTGGTTGCCCAGCTGAACGCGACCCCGTTCAGCCAGCCGCTGACCGCCGAGCGGCACTACCAGCCGCGGTTCGAGCTGTCGGAGATGACCGAGCTGAAGGTCAGCGTCGTGCCCCGGTCGCTGGCCTCGAAGTCGCTGGACCGCAACCGCGACAGCTTCGATTACGTGATCGACGTCGCGGTGCAGAAGAAGACCGACATGAGCCAAGCGGCGCTCGACGCCCTGATGGCCCTGGTCGAGGGAATCGCCGACCACTTCCGCACGCAGAAGCTGGCCGGCTACCCCGCCGCCCGCTGCACGGAGGTCAAGAACGAGCCGGTCTACGCCCTGGAGCACCTGGACGAGCTGCGGCAGTTCACCAGCGTCGTCACGCTGACCTTTCGGGTCTGGAGGTGACGCATGATCGGCATGACGTTCCAGGCCGCCAAGGGCAGCTTCTTCGACCGGGAGAAGGTCAAGCGGTCAGTAGACACCGGCACCCGGCGGGTGTTCTCGAAGTTCGGCGCGTTCGTGCGGCAGCGGGCCAAAACCTCGATCCGCAAGCGCAAGGGGACCAGCCCGCCTGGGACGCCGCCGTACTCGCACGTGGGACTGCTGCGAAAGTCCATCCTGTTTGCCTACGACCCGCAGCGCCAAAGCGTGGTCATCGGCCCGACGCTGACGAAGGAAGAGTCCCAGGCGCCGCGGCTGTTGGAGCATGGCGGCGACGCGGTGTTGGAAGAAGAAGGCGGCAAGGCGCGACACGTGCGCTACCGGCCCCGGCCGTTCATGCAGCCGGCCCTGGAAGGGGAGAAGCCCAAGCTGCCGGCCCTATGGCGCGACTCGGTGCGCTAGCAGAGGAGACCAACGATGGCTGTCCGACTCGGCCTCGACGCCCGGCTGTACCGCAACACCGGCACCTTCGCCGCCCCGGTCTGGAACCCGGTCCAGAACGTCAAGGACGTGACCTTGAACCTGGAAGCGGGCGAGGCAGACGTCTCGACCCGGGGCACGGGCGGCTGGCGGGCCACGGTCGCCACGCTCAAGGACGCCTCCGTCGAGTTCGAGATGGTCTGGGACACCGCCGACGACGACTTCGCTGCTATCCGCGACGCCTTCCTCAACCGCGGGGCATTGGAGTTCGCGGTCATGGACGGTGACATCACGTTGTCCGGCTCGCAAGGCCTACGGGCCACGTGCATGGTCACCACCTTCAGCCGCAACGAGCCCTTGGAGGAGGCGGTCACCGTGAGCGTCACCATCAAGCCGACGTTCGCCGCCAACCCGCCTCTGTGGCTCGTCGTGCCGTGATCCACCTTTCAGGAGGCACCATGCGTTCGATTCCGTTGGTCTGTCTGGTCCTGGCACTCGCCCCCGCCGCGGCGCGGGCAGACACGCTCCGCATCGCGGGCGAGACGAAGTACAAGCCCCACTCCCTGGTCCGCCTCCGCGCCGAGGGCGTGGACGCCAAGGCGGCCCTACTGTGGCGCGTCCATCCCTCGAAGGGCGTCGAGCGCGCGACCACGCCGCGCGGCCTGCTGGAGTTCGCCGCCCACCCCGGCACCTACGAGGTGGAACTGCTGGTCATTCGGACCGTGGGCGATGGCCTGCAGGTGGACGAGGCGCGGGTCACGGTCGAGATCGAGCAATGCCAGCCCGTGCCGCCCACCCCGCCGGCACCGCCGAAGCCCGACCCCAAGCCGCCGGGCGGCAAGCTCGACCCGGTAAACGCCCTGGGCCGCATCCGCTTCGGCAACGCCGGCTGCACGGCCACGGTGATCGGCCCACGCCGGCCCGATGGCCGCTGGGACGTGCTGACCGCCGCCCACTGCGTGTCGGGCGTGGGGCAGCGCGGCACGCTCACGCTCAAGGACGGCCGGTCGCTGGGCCTGCGGGTGGTCGCCCACCACAAGACCCCGGACGTGGCCTGGTGCGTGACCGAGGAGGAGGTCGCGGACCTGCCCTACGCCCTGATCGCCGCCAAGAACCCCGAGCCGGGCACGCCGATCTGGCACATGGGCTACGGCCTGGATCGGCCGGGCAACCGTGAAGACGGCACCGTCGTCGAGGGCGAGAACGGCCAGGGCCAGTTGCGCATGAGCCTGAGCGTGTCGTCGGGGGACTCGGGCGGCGGCATCTTCCGCAGCGACACCAACGAACTCGTCTCGGTCGTCTGCTGCACCAGCGGCATGGGCCGCAAGGTGTCGATGTGGGGCTGCTCGGCCGAAGTCGCGCAGCGGACCCGGCCGAAGGCGGACACCGAGGAGGTCTGGACGCCGGTCCCCATCCCCCTGCGGTCGTGGCCGCCCGACTCCGATGCCGAGTGGCGGCCGGTACCGATCCCGATCCGTGTGGCCCGGTGAATCACGAGGAACCTCGATGCGGACTTTCAACGACAACGCGGGGCGGACCTGGACCATCGCCATCAACGTGGCGGCGATCAAGCGCGTCCGCGGGCTGCTCAACGTCGATCTGTACAAGCTGGTGGACGACGGCTTCAAGCCGCTGGGCGCGCTCGTCGGCGACCCAGTGATGCTCGCCGACGTGCTCTACTGCCTGTGCAAGGACGAGGCGGACGCCAAGCAGATCTCGGACGAGGACTTCGGCCGGGCGCTGGCCGGCGACGCCATCACCCTGGCGACCGACGCCTTCCTGGAGGAACTGATCGATTTTTTCCCCGAAGCGAGGGCGCGGAGCAGCCTGCGCAAGATCGTGGCCGAGAGCCGGAAGGTCCGGGACCGGCTGCTGGGCCGGGCGGAGAAGGTCCTGGAGGGCTTCGACGCCGACCGCGAAGCGAACAGGTTGTTACGCTCGTTTGGCATTGCGCCGGAGTCCTCGGCATCGACCCCGGCCCCTTCACCCTCCGGGAACTCTGCCTGATGGCCGAGGCCCGCAGCCGCGAGCGCTGGGCGCACACGTCGGCCCTGTTGGCACTGACCGCCAACGTCCACCGCGACCATCGCAAGAAACCGACGCCCTACAAGCCGGCGGACTTCAACCCCTACCACCGCCGGCGGGAGCTGCCCGTGCGCAAGGTGCCGATTGACGTGCTCAAGCAGGTGTTCGTGGATCGGAGATGACGATGGCCGCCGCCTCGGGGATTCGTGCTGGAGCCGCCTACGTCGAGCTGTTCGTCAAAGACAGCCGGCTGGTCAAGGGGCTGGGCGCCGCGTCCGCCCGGCTGAAGGCGTTCGGCGCGAGCATCACGGCGCTGGGCGCCCGCATCGCCGGCCTGGGCGTCACCCTCGCCCTGCCGTTCCTGGGGGCGGCCAAGCTGTTCGCGGACATGGGCAGTGACATGCTCGACATGTCCCAGCGGACGGGCGTGGCAGTGGAGGCGCTGTCCGAGCTGCGCTACGCCGCCGAGCAGTCGGGCTCCGGGGCCGAGGACCTGGAGAAGGGCCTCCGCACCATGACCCGGAACATCATCGAGGCGGCGCGCGGCTCAGCCTCGGCGCGGCGCGACCTCGCCCGCCTGGGCCTGACCGTCGCCGACCTGACCGGCCTGTCGCCCGACCAGCAGTTCGAGCTGATCGCCGACCGCCTGTCGCGCATCCAGAACCCGGCCAACCGCGCGGCCATTGCGATGGAGATCTTCGGCCGCT